TCCTGCTGTTGGTTCCGAAGTATCGCCAGATGTTGCGCGACTGGAAGGTGAAGCCATGAGCCTGCGCGGCAAGATCGCCGCCGGCGCCATTGCGCTCTGCAGCTCCACGCTGGTGGTGTTCCTCGGTACCTGGGAAGGCAACGGCCAGAACACCGTGTATGCCGACAAGCTCGCCCAGGGCCTGCCGACCGTGTGCAAAGGCATCACCCGCCATACCAGCCCTTATCCGGTGGTGGTCGGTGACTACTGGTCAGACGCGCGGTGCGACGAGGTGGAACAGCTGGTGATCAGCAAGGGCCAGTTGCAGTTGGCCGACTGCATCACCAACCAGGACGTGGGCCAGAACACCTTCGATGCGCTGAGCAGCCATAGCCACAACTTCGGCGTACCCAGCACCTGCGCCAGTCGTGCCGTCGCGCTGATCAATACCGGGCGCATCAAGGACGGATGCAACGCGCTGGCGTGGGCCGCTGACGGCAAAACTCCGGTGTGGGCCTACGTCACCACCGCGCCGGGACAGAAGGAGTTTGTCCGGGGCCTGCACCGGCGCCGGCTGGCCGAAGCACAGCTGTGCAAGGCGGGTTTGTAATGCGCGAAGCCATTTTCCCCCTGGTGCTGTGCCTGGTGGCCTGGTTCGCCTTTGACCTGCTGGAAGGTCAGCGCGATATCGCCCGCAGCGAGCGCGATGCAGCGCTGTTCGAAGTCACCGGCCTGCGCGAAGCGGCGCGTGTTAGCGGCGAGATGTTGGCCGAGCGGGACGCTATTGATCTTCAACGCACTCAGGAACTGAACGATGAACGCACCGAAAACGACGGCTTGCGCCTTGCTGTTCGCGCTGGCCTTAACCGGCTGCAGCTCAACGCCACCTGCAGCGTCCCCGCGTCCGGTACCACCGGCGCCGGCGGCTTGGCTGATGGCGGATCCGCCGAACTCACAGAAGACGCTCGACAAGATTATTTCACCCTCAGAGATCAGCTTGCCCTCAGCAAGCAAATGATCCTGGGCCTGCAGGACCACGTGCGCCGGGTTTGCCTGCGCTGATTCACCCACTTTAAAACCTGAACGGAGCAACACGCATGACCGATAAACGCGAGATCACCCTGGAAGTAGGCGACAAGGAATTCACCTTTGAGCTGACCCCGCAGGACGTGACCAAGTACTTCAACGCCGTGACCCAGACCAACAAGGTCGCGCCGGCGAACAACCTCCTGGTGAACACCGTTAAGCAGGAAGAACGCGCCTCCCTCAAGCCGATGCTGGGCAACCCAGTATTGGTCATGCAGCTGGCCGGCGCGCTCCTGGAGGAATACAGCCCAGACGTTGAAGTCACCGTAAAAAAGCCCTCGACCACGCCGAACGACTGACCGAAAACGGCCTGGGCCAACTGCTGGCCTTGGCCGGTCGCTGGCTACCAGGTGCCGAGCCCACCGCCGAGGTGATGGGCACGGCCAAGTGGCTGGAGGACGAACACTGGCGGCGGATGGAAATCGCCATCGCCAACGGCATCGCCCACGCATTGAACGGATGACCACAGATGGCTGACAAAAGCGCCCGCCTGGCCTTCATTTTGAACCTGACCGATAAGGTCACCGCCCCGCTGGGCAAGGTCAAAACGGGCTTTTCTGACCTGGCAGCACAGAGCCAGAAGAACATCACCCAGATGGGCGTCGGCCTGGCTGGGATGGTGGGCGCCGGGATGGCCATCAGTGGATCCCTGGAACCTGCCCTGGAGATGAACCGTGCCCTGGGCGAGGTCCGATCGTTGGGCGTGGCCGAAGAGGCGTTGGACGCACTGAATAAAAAGTCCCTGGAGTTCTCGGTGGCCTACGGTGAAAACGCCCGGGACTTTGTGGCCTCGGCGTACAGCATTGAGGGCGCCATTAAGGGGTTGAGCGGCAGCCAGCTGGCTACGTTCACCAATGCCAGCAACCTGTTGGCCAAGGCCACTAAGTCCGACGCCGATACCATGGGACAGTACGTCGGCACCATGTACAACCTGTTCAAGGGTCAAGCCGATGCCATGGGCAAAGGCCAGTGGGTGGACATCCTCACCGGCCAGACCGCGACGGCTGTGAAGCTGTTCCGCACCAGCGGCGAGCAGATCGGCGAGGCCTTCAAGGCCGCTGGCGGCCTGGCCAGCACTGCAGGTGTGAGCCTGGCTGAGCAAATGGCCGTCCTTGGCACCCTGGGCAGCACCATGGACGGGGGCGAGGCCGGTGGCCTGTACAAGTCGTTCTTCGAGAACGTCAGCGGTGCATCGGAAAAACTCGGCATGTCCTTTGTGGATCAGCAGGGCAAGTTGCTGCCGATGATGGACATCCTGGACAAGCTCAAAGGCAAGTTCGGTGACCTGTCGATCGAGGCAAACGGCAAGAAACTGCGCGATGCCTTCGGCGGCGAAGCGGCCCGCTTGATCACCACCCTAATGGGCGATACCGATCGTTTGAAGAACGGTATGGACCAACTGGGCAACGTACGCGGCCTGGAAAACGCCGAGAAGATGGCCATGGCCATGGTCGATCCGTGGCAGCAGTTCGGCAGCGCCGTGCAGGCGTTGCGTATTGCGTTCGGCCAATCCCTGATGCCAATCCTGCAGCCGCTCATGGCCAGGCTGACCGGCGTAGCCACCACCCTGACACGCTGGTCTCAGTTGTTTCCCAACATCACCCGCGTGGTCAGCATTGCGAGCCTGGTAGTCCTGGGACTGACTGCAGGTATGGCAGCCCTGACCTTTGTGGTGGGCATCAGCAAGATGGTGTGGCTGTCATTGGTCACGGTCTGGCGATTGGTGCAACTGCTGCAACTGCGCTCTGTGGCTGCTTTTATCCTGCAGGTGGCCGTCATTGCGCTGTACGTCACCGGGTTGGTCCTGCTGTACACGACGCTTGGCATTATCCGTGGGGCCATGCTGCTGTGGCAGGGTGCAATTTGGCTGGTCAACGTGGCACTGACGGCTAACCCGGTAGGGGTGATCGTGATGGGCATTGCCCTTCTGATCGGTGTCGTAGCGGCAGCGATTATCTACTGGGACGAATGGACCGGCGCCTTGATGAACACCGAGGCGTTCCAGTGGGTCAGCAGCCAACTGACCGCGCTGTCGGAGTGGTTCGACTCCATGGGCGGTTGGTCGGGCATGGCCAGCGCCGCGTGGGACGGCATCGTCAACATCTTTAAATCGGCCATCAATGGCTTGATCGAGATGCTGAACAAGATCCCAGGCGTGCAGATCGATGCCGCGTTTGGCGACATGCCGGCGGCACCGCAACTGCCCACCATCACCGCACCGACGGTCGAGGCACCGTTGCTGCCACAGCTGGTGAGCGCTCCCCAGCAACCCATCCAGGCGCCGCCCTTGGTGATGGCTGCCGCACAGAAGGCGCCCGCGCCGGCCATGCCCGCGCTCAACGCATTGCAGCCCCAGGCACAGCCGCCAGCGTTGGTCCTGGCCCCGGTACCGAAAACGCCGGCGCCGATCCCCCAGCCCCTCGTAGCTCCTGAGCCACCGCGCACAGCGCCGGCACTGGTGGCCGCGCCTGCCTTGAAGAAACCGGCGCCGATCGGACCGCAGCTCAACATCCCGCAGCCGAAGCAGCCGCCGGCGTTGGTGACTGCGCCGGCACCTACTGAAAAGGCCGAGCAAAGCCAGCAACGCATGAACGGATCTGTGGCCGGTCTGTCACCGAAGCGGCCCGACGCCGTGCCCCGGGGCGGCCTGCTGAGCAGCATCCAGAACAACAACCAAACCCAGAACAAGGGCACCCACGTGGAGAACGTCAACATTCACACCGGTAAACCGATGAACCCGCTGGAGCTGGAAGGCATGTTGGCCATGGCGGTGGGCGGATGAGCGAATACATCGACCTGTTGATCGTCGACAACGACCTGTCGCTGGACCCGTCCCGTCAGCCGCTGCTGATCGAGGACCGGGCCAGCATCGCCCAGGACATCGCGCACATGATCCGCGAAAGCGGCCTGCTGGTGACGCTGGTGGCTGAGCGTAGCCGCCTGCGCCAACGCGACTGCATCCAGCAACTGGAACTGCTGGTGGAGGCGGACGAACGCCTGGTACCGGGCACCGCACTGATTAACCAGGTGCAGTCCGGCCAGTACCTGGTCACGGCCAAAACGCTGAAGTTTGGCGACATCGAGGTGACCCTGTGAGCGACGTAGATTTTAAACAGGCGCTCGCTGACGCCGGCATTCCCACCACCGAGGATGGCTTGCGTAAGGCCTGGGAAAAGGAAGTAGCCGCCCAGGGCAGCAAGATGAGCAACACCAGTGCCTATTCGCCATTCTGGCGTGTGATCACGGCCCTGGTGACTAAACCGGTCATGTGGTTGATCAGCTTTGTCAGTGACACGGTCCTGCCCAATTTCTTTGTAAAAACTGCCCGGGACAAGTGGCTGGACATGCTGGCCTGGGCGGTCAACGTCGAGCGCAAAGGTGCGACCAAGGCCCAGGGCATGCTGTTGTTTACCCGGGACGTCGCCGGCGGCGTACTGGAGCTGCCCGCCGGCGTCCTGGTGCAATCCGCGGCTATCAACGGCCATATTTACCAACTGATCACCACGCAGGCTGCAACCTTTGCAGACGGCCTGCAGCAGTTGGAAGTCCCGGTAGAAGCCCAAGAAGTTGGCAGCGGCTACAACCTGGCCCCGGGTTACTACGCGATCCTGCCGGTACCCATTGCCGGCATCGCCCAGGTGGTGAACGTCGACGGCTGGTTGATCGCACCTGGTGCTGATCCTGAACCGGACGATCAGCTGCGTTTGCGGGTGCGCAACCAGTTCTCGGCGGTCAATCAGTGGCACACCGATTCGGTATACCGCGCCATGATTTCAGCCTTCCCGGGCGTGCGGCCCGATGGTGTGTATTTCCTGCACGGCGCGCCCCGGGGCCCGGGCAGTGCCAATGCCTACGTGCTGTTTGATGCAGACGTGCCGGCGGCGACATACCTGGAGCAAATCAACGCGCATATCCGCGACCAGGGCAATCATGGCCACGGCGATGATCTGTTGGTCATGGTCATGCCTGAAACCCAGCACGCGTTGAGCTTGACCGTGTGGCCACGTCAGCTACTGACCGCAGAGCAGCGCACCAAGCTGCAGGCGGAAGTGGAACTGTTCATTCGTGCGGCCTTCCGCGAAAGCAGCGCCGGCGACTATCAGCCAACGCTGACTTATCCACAGTCGCGCTTTTCATTCAGTCGCCTGGGCGAAGAACTCCACCAGCAGTTCGCCGGCATCGAATCGCTGCACTTCGATAACGCCGACATCGTGTCAGAGCTGACCATTCCCCGGATCAGCAGCCTGCAGGTGGTGTTGGCATGATCAAGCTGAATTTGCCGTTCTGGCTCGATGGGCCACAGCTCACCAAGCTGAAGGCCGCCGCCCAGTCATGGTGGGAGAAAGTCGAAGGCTGGCTGCAATGGCCGCTTCTGCAGATGGACGCCGAGACCTGCCACCTAACCGTCCTCGATCTGCTGGCCTGGCAGCGGGACACCAACCGCTTCAAGGACGAGCCTGAAAGTTTGTATCGCTTGCGGGTCAAGTTCGCCTTTATCAACGCCGTCGACGCTGGCAGCACAGCGGGGCTCAAACGCATCCTGCAGCGTCTGGGCGTGGGTTACGTCGAGATAGACGAGCGTATGCCTGATCGGGACTGGGACGTGGTGCTGCTGCGCCTTTCCGACTCCCAGCTATCGCAGAACCCCGAGCTGCTGCGCGTGCTGATTCAGCAGTACGGCCGCACGTGCCGGCGCTATGACTTTGTGACCATCACACCCGTATCGCTGCGCATCGTCGCGGCTGACTTTAACGACGATCAGCAAACGCTGATCGCCCGCCTGTAGGAGTCCCCCATGGGAGCCAGTATTACCCTTGCAGGTGAAAGCCTGATCGCCCAAAAAACAGGCGCACAGCAGCGCCTCGATGTCGTGCGCTTTGTATTCGCCAACGTGCCAGGCCTGAACCCAAATGCCCCGGTCGACCGCGGAGCCGGGAAACCGCCGGCGGCGCAGATCGTCCACACCTACTCGATCCCGAAACAGAACATCGGCTTTGTGAACCCCAACCAGGTGGTTTACAGCTCGATGTTGGGCAGCGATATAGGCGACTTTGATTGGAACTGGATCGGCCTGGAAACCGCCGAGAATGTGTTGCTGGCCGTCGCCTACGTGCCTGTGCAGCAAAAGCGAAAGAACATTCCTCCGCTGCAGCTCGGCAACAACGTCACCCGCAACATCCTGGTGGTGTTCGACGGGGCCCAGGCGCTTACGGGTATCACCATTGATGCCAGCACTTGGCAGCATGACTTCACCGTGCGCCTGAAGGGCATCGACGAGCGCGAGCGTATGAGCAACCGCGACGTATTCGGTCGAGCCTGTTTCTACCGTAGCGGCCTGCAGGTGGAAAAGGTTGGGGCCGGGTATCAACTCAAGCCCGGGTTGGCCTACATCGAAGGCATCCGCGTGGAGCTGGCCAGCGCCTTACCGATCGCGCCGCCGGCGGTACCGGCACCAGTGTGGCTGCATGTGTCATTGCGCCGTGAGTTGAACGATGTGCAGGCCAGTTGGAAAGTGGTTTTTGATCCCAACCAGGTCGACTACCTGGACACCGACGGTGCCTGGCACTACTGCATTCCCTTGGCGCACCTGGTGACCGCGAACCAGATCAACGATCTGCGGGTCATTGCTCCAATCGACGGCCCGCTGGTGGATCACTTCGCCGCCAAGGTGGGCCATTACCCTGACTTGCGGTCGGGGTCTGCCACCAAGTTGGCCAACCCCCGCGCTATCAACGGTGTGGCCTTCGACGGCACCCAAGACATCACGGTGCAGGACGCCACCAAACTGCCGCTGACTGGCGGCACGATGATCGGTGATGTGGTCTACGCCGCCGGCAACTATTTCGGCAGCGCCTGGGCGCGTGGGATGACGTTTACGTCCGGCGGCAACATCGTGGGCAGCATCGGCGGTTACGGCTCGTCTACCGGCTTTAAAACCTTGTTCATGGGCCTGGGCACTGATGGGTATATCTACGGCAACGGAGTGCGTGTTTCTGACGCCGGCGTAGCGATTACCGGAAAACTGTCTGGTGACGGTGGCGGACTGGTTAACCTCAACGCCGGCGCCCTTACTGCAGGAACGGTGCCCCGGGTAAACCTGTCCGGCTCCTATGACATCCAGGTCACCGGCAATGCTGGTACGGCCACCCGTTTGGAAACGGCCCGCCTGATCAACGGCGTGGCGTTCGACGGTACCCAAAACATCGCGATTGGCGACGGCTCCAAGTTGCCACTGAGCGGCGGGACGCTGAGCGGCGGCGTGCGATTCAACGTGCCGTTGATCGGCGGGTCATTTGTCAGTTGGCAGGAGCGTCAAACCGCGATCCAGATTGATTGCGCGTCCAACGGCGCCGCGTATTCCGTGTGGAAGGGTACCAATTGGAGCGAGCGACACTTGGCTGCAATGGAGGTGTACGCCGGTGGCACGTCGACCTCTGTCCCTTCGGTGGTCATGCATGTGGGTGGAACCGTCTCGGCGTTCACCTTGGACGGCTCTGGACACCTGAGCATCAAGGGATCGTATTTCGGTGACGGCGGACAGTTGAGCGGCTTGAACGCCAATGCACTGACCCTTGGCACGCTGCCCAAGGCTCGATTGAGCGGCACCTACGACATTACTGTGTCGGGCAATGCCGCTACCGCTACCAAGCTAACCACACCTCGACTGATTAACGGTGTGTCGTTCGACGGGACCGCCAACATCGCGATCGCGGATAACTCAAAGTTGCCGCTCAGTGGTGGTTACCTGACCGGAACGGCGCGGTTTGATTTTCGTGCAATGGCGGGCGCGTTTGTTGACTGGCGTTCGCGCTCTCCGGCTGTACAGATTGATTGCCCTGATAACGGCAACGCCTACTCGATATGGAAGGCAACCAACTGGACCGACCGTCACTTGGCATCCATGGATGTTTGGGCTGGTGGTGGCTCCGCGACCCCCGCCAGCGTGGTGATGCACGTAGGTGGAACCAACTCAGCGTTGACCCTCAGCGAAGGCGGAAATTTAGCTATCGCAGGCTTCTACAGCGGCAACGCTGCAGGCCTGACTAATCTTCCACAGGCGACGCCAGATACTCCAGGTGCGGTCTTAAAAAATACAGCGTCCATTGGCCCAAACGGCTGGTGGAAGTGTGCACAGACCGGCTTGATCCGTCAGTGGGGCATCACCCTGGGGGCCTCTGACACGGTGACCCACCGCAGTTTTCCGATCGCTTTCCCGAACCGCTGCGTGTCCTTGGTTGCCTCCCGGACCAGCCTTTTCTATTCGGACGTTGCCACAGGCACGAACACGTTGATCGTCAGCAACAGCCAATTTTCCGTGATTTCTGGCCCGTTCAACTCGCCAGATGACATTTATTGGGAGGCCACAGGCTACTAATCATGAGCATATTTTTTCACGCCAAAACCGCAGGTTTTTACGACACACGCGCCCACGGCGAGCGCACCTTGCTGGTAGCCGACCCGAAGTGGAAACACCCGATGATCAGTGTCCCGGATCCCAGCTGGATGGTTGCCGAAGGCTCGAAGGACAAGGCCCCGACGATTAACGTGAAAGACCCGAAAGCCATACCGCCCCTGGTCGAGGTTTCCAACCCGGGCTGCAGCCTGCCACCTGCCGGCGAACTGTTGGAAATTACCCTGGGCGAGTACCAATCGTTGTTTGCCGCCCAGGCTATGGGAAAAGTCATTCAAGCGGTGAAGGGCCGGCCCGTGGCTGTCGACCCGCCGCCGTTGACCTGGGAGCAGCGCAAATCCGAGTACGTGGCCAGCGTCCAGATGTTCCTCGACAGAACGGCGAAAGCCTCCGGCTACAGCGACCTAAAGGACGTGATCACCTACGCGGATGAACCTTCGGTACCGAAGTTTCAGGCGGATGGGTTGGCGTTCCGCACCTGGCGCTCACTGTGCTGGGCCTACTGCTATGAGCAGTTGGCCGCCATGGAGCAGAACAAGCGCAAGGCGCCGACCAGCGCCGAGCTGGTGGCCGAATTACCTGACCTGGTACTGCCCAATGCCTGACGCGAACTGGGCACCGGTGACCATGCGCTGGCCCGCGCAGGCCACCGAATGGATGGGGCAATTGTCAGCCGCCCAGGGCCTGGCCGGCGGCGAGCTGGCCAGCACGGCTAAACGCCTGGCTGACTTGAGTGGCAAGACCAGTACCAGCCCGGGGCCGGTCGGTGGTGCCGCCCAAGGCGCGATCGCTGCAGGTCGTGCCGCGCTCGCCGACCAGATGGGCGAGGCGCCGGCCTGTCTGGTGGTGACGCCTTTTCAAAGTGGTATTGGGCAGGGCCGCGGCTACCAGCGTTTTCTGTCTGCACCGAACATGCTGCAGCAGCTGGCCAGCAAGCTGGTGGACGTGAGCGATACAGGCCGGCCCGATGGTCAGCAGCACGCCCTATGCCTGATGTTCCTGGCCACTCGCTTTGATCAGTTAGCCGCGAGCCTGGCGCGGTTCAATGCCTTGCTACCGATGCCTGACCTGGTGCGCGCCGAGCGCCGAGCGCGGCACCTGTCCAAGCTGGAAACGGAAAAGTGGGAGATCCCGACCGCCGGCGCGTTGCCGCGTTGGCAGGATTTGCCCCTGGAGCGTTGCACAGTGGTTAAGGCGGCGCAGCAATCCATGGCCGGACAGATCGCCGTCCTGGAGAGCTACGCCGCCGACAGTTCGCCCATGGCCGACCTCTCGGCCCTGGCCAACCGCAAGGCCGCGCAGCAACAGGGCCGTGACAAGCAGTTGGCAGATCTGAAAGCCCTGCTGGCTGGTGGCAATCCTGACAGCAGCATGCGCGCGCGGCTGATCGGCCCGGGCAACGCTACCGAGCTGAGCCGTCGGCTGCTGGCCGGTGACGCTCCGGGGCACGAATGGGTGTTATGCGCCGGTGCGCTGCTGGTGGGATCAGAGCAGGGCCTGAGCTTTGTTCGTGAACTGGTGGGCCTATGACGCTTCTACTCGACGGGCAAGAGGTGCGCGGGAAGAACCTCAAAGTCACCGGCAACCTGCGCATTGAAAGCGACGATCTGTCAGGCCAGACCAGCAACACCGACAAGGGACACAAGGGTTTCAAGCCCAAAACCCTGACCGTCAGCCTGATGATTCCTTTTGTTGACCAGGTGCAATTGCGCGACCTGATGCGCCTGGTGGAAGCGACCGAAGGCGGTGGCCAGCTCAAGACGTACCGCATCGTCAACGACACCGCTGCCGCGTTCGGCATGCGCCAGGTGACTTTCACCGAAGGCGTCAGCGCCCGGGAAGACGACAACCTGCGCGGCTGGCTGATCCAATTCACCCTGACCGAAAAACTCTCCAACCCGGAAAAAGTGGAAGGGCGCCGATCGAGCAACGCGGTGACGGCGCAGTCTGGCCCGGGCGGCGCGGTCGGCGGTACCGGTGGCGACACACCAGGTGGGCCCGAGGAACTGACCGGCTTTGAAGCGACGCTGAAAAAAGTGGATACCTGGTTAGGCGGGAGTCCCAAGGCATGAAGCTGCATAAGGAATTGACCATCAGCGGGACGCCTTACGTCCTGGTCAAAACCGAAGTTCGGCTGGATGCAAAGAGTCCAGGGCGGGCGACGTTCACTATCCAGGCTTCGGCGCCGGTCAAGGGGCTGGTGACACTCGATATCGGCTACAACAGCAGCACGCTGCAGCGCCACTTCATTGGCTACGTCGAGCGCAGCAGCACGGCCAGCAGCACACAGCAGGTGCTGTTCTGTCGCGAGCTGGCCGCGATCCTGAGCAACCCGCTGCCGCTGAACCTACGTCACGTCGACCTGCGCGCTGTCCTGGTCGAGATCGGCAAGCACACCGGTTTGCGCTTCCGCGTCCCGGAACAGCCGTATGCCAGCGTCAAGGCGCCGTTTTTCTACAGCCTGGCCGCCGGCTATCAAGCTATGGACAGCCTGGCCCGGGTTTTCAACATCCCCGACTTCATCTGGCAGCAGCAGGGTGACGGAGAAGTGTTCGTGGGCAGTTGGGCTGACAGTTTCTTTGGCGTTCGCTCGCCGCTGCAGCTGCCGGTGGAGCTGTTCGATGACTACCAGGGCAACCAGAGCGCGATGATTGCAGCCCTTCCCGGGTTGCGACCAGGTGCAACAATCAACCACGGCGAGCGCATCACCAGTGTGGCGCTCATCG